CCTATGGCCTGCGGATCGACCTCAACAACGACTCGATGACAGCGCTTGGGCTGGACGCCTCCGACTTTACTGCCGGCGGAACCGTCATGTTGGTAGCCAAGTGCGACGTGACCAGCGTGCACATCGAAGACCGCGTGAAAATCGACGGCAAGGAGAATAAGACACAGTCGGTGGATCTGCAGATCACCGATCTGTCCGTCATCAAGGAGGAGGCGCAGTAGTCATGGAGACCGTTACTCCGCCCAAGACCGCCGACCCGGCCGGCGACCGCGCCTTTCTCGAAGAAAAACTCGGCAAAGACCAGAACAAAGTCATTTCCCGGCTTTCGGACCATGTACATGCGGTCTTCACGCGCAACGCCAAAGACTTCAAACCGATCAGGCGGGAGATGATCGCTTCCCTGCAGCGCTGCCGCGGCGAATACCCGGCCGCCAAGCTGCAGGACATCAAGAACTTCGGCGGCAGTGAAGCGTTCGTCCGGGTTGGCGAGGCCAAAGCCCGGGCCGCGGTCGGCTGGATCAAGGAAATTTACACGGTCGACAGCCCGTTCAGCTTCGAGCCGACTCCGATTCCCGAACTGCCCGACGAAACCCTGCAGGGGATCATCGCCGAGACCAGGCGGGAGGCAGAGACCATCGAAATACAGCTGGCCCAGAGTGGAGCGGTTATCGACCCGGAAGAATTGGCCTCCCTGGTCAACGATTATTACTACGAGCGGCTGGACGTCGCGCGCAAGGAGTTGAAAAAAACCGCCAAGGAGCGCTGCAGCCGGGCGCAGCAGGCGGTCAGGGATCAGAATGCGGAAGGCGGCTGGGACGAAGCCTTCAAGGATTTCCTTTATTACTTCGTCCGCGTGCATTACAGCGTCATCAAGGGCCCGGTCCTGACCAAGAAGAAGAAAAATGTCTGGGCGCCCGGGCCGGAAGGCGGCGTCGAGTTCACCGCCAAGGAAGAACTCGGCAACGAGGTCTATTGCGCCTCGCCGTTCAATATTCTGCCGACCAAGGGCAGCCGGACGGTCAACGACGGCGACATCGTCGAGATCCACGAGCTGACCCGGCAGGCGATCAGCAACCTGATCGGCGTCCCAGGTTACAACGACGATAAGGTCCGCCAGGTGCTCGCCGAGTATGACGCCAAGAAGCTCAAGGGCAAGTGGTTCACCCTCGAAGACGAGGAGCAGGTCAAGGAAGTCGAGAAGGAAAAGCGTAAATCGAAGATCAGCGAGACCGGCAGCGTCGAAACCAAGATCCGCGCCCTTGAATTCTACGGCACCATCGCTGGTTCCATGCTGCTCGAATGGGCGGGGGACAAGGCGGAAGAACTTGGCCTTGCCGAAGCACAGGCCAGCTCGGAGTACCAGGTCAACTGCTGGAAGATCGGCGACCACATCATCAAGGCGGTCATCAACCCTGACAGTTTGGGCCGCAAACCCTACCACATCAGCTCATGGGCGAAGAACCCGGCCTGGCTGGTCGGCGAAGGGATGATCGAGTTCTCCGCGGTCGTCGAGGATGCGATCAACGCCGTGGTCAGGGCCCTGCTCAACAATATCGGCATCGCCTCCGGCCCGATGGTGGAAGAAGATAAGGACCGGATTCCGGAAGACACCCCGGTTTACCCGTGGAAGAAATTCAGATCGACCACCCATCAGATGAAGAACAACATCCCCGCCGTCAACTTCTACCAGCCGCAGATGCATGCTCAGGAACTGATCTCCGTCTACACCTTCCTGTCGCGGGTGCTGGATGAAATGACGGTTCCCGCCTACGCCCAGGGCGCCAGTCAATCCGGAGTCACTACCGGGACCGCCAGCGTCGCCACCCAGCTCTTCGCCATGGCCGCCCGCTCGATCAAGGCGGTGGTCGCCAACATCGACGACGACATTATTGTCTCTTATCACAAGATGGCCTACGACTTCACCATGAAGTTCAGCGACGATGAAAGTGTCAAGGGAGACGCCAACGTCATCGCCAAGGGTGTCAAGCGGCTGCAGGAGAAGGAGGAACAGGCGCAGCGCAAGGTTGAGTATCTTCAGGCGGTGTCGAACCCGGTGCTGATGGAAATCCTCGGCGCCGAAAACATGGGGGCACTGCTCGCCCAGATCGCCAAGTCGAACAGCATCGATCTGCCCGACGTGGGCCGACTCGACGGGAGTACCGACGTCACCGCCCGTGTTCAGCAGATGATCATGCAGATGGCCGGCGGCGATCCAAACCAAGAACAGGGGCAGATCGCCAAGGGCGGCGGCGCTCCAACCAAGCCGGTCGGGGTTAACCCTGACGGCTCAAAAGCGGGAGTGGTAAATGGCTGATTTTATTGCAGATGAAGAACGACGCAGGCGAATGCTGGCGCGTATTGTCGCCAGCGCCGACGGGCCCGACCTGATCGGGTATCTTGGAGAATTGTCGGAGCAGAACTACAAGGCGTTCAAGATGGACGGCGCCGAAATGAACGAGTTTCACAAGGGCTATGCTTTTGCTATTGACAACCTGTTGGAATTGCTTAGAGAATGTGCAAAACCGATTTCAACCCCGAGAGAACCGAGTTTCGGTTGATATGGAGCTGCAATGCTGAAGGGCGACGCCACTGAGATCAACAAGACGTTGGAGGACGGCGGGACCGTCGTTTTCCATTGTGACGCAGGGAAGGTCAAGTCGGCCAAGCGGGTATTCACCGTCGGCGCCGGCACCGTCAAGGATCTTCTCGACATCATCAAACGGGAGCGGCCGCTGTTCAAAGGCAACGTCTCCATGACGCGCAACCGCAGGATCGGCTACCAGGCCGAAATCGAAGAGTTCATCAAAATCTAAGCGTCGCCTCCCCGAGCGGGGGCGTGGATTGAAACATCAAGAGCTAAACGACAACAAAATATTTGGCTAACCTGAATCAAGGGGCCGTAGTGTAAAGGGATTTTCCCTTTGCCTGCGGCCCTTTTTTTTACTCCAACCAGGGGAAACCGTACAGCCGGCCCCCGAAAGGATGAAGATCATGGCAATTCCAAAACAAGTTTCGGAAGCAGCAGAGATGGCAGCCAAACTCCACGGAGAAATGTTTCCCAAAGAAGCACCTCCCGAAGAACCCGCTTCCGAGACACCCGCGGCCGGCGCCGAACCCGCCGATACCGATCAAACCGAAACACCTGAAGTGCCTGAGACCCCGGCCGTCGAGGAGGTGAACTGGCAGGAGCGTTACGAGAAACTGGAAAACGAGCACACCAAGCTCTCTTCACAGCATTCCAGCCTCAAGGGGAAATACAACGCCGAAGTCCCGCGTCTGCAGTCGGAGATCAAGCAATTCAAACAAGAGGTGCTCGAAAGCGTCAACCGCGAAGTTGCCAAGCACGATCCCCCCGAACCCGAGAAGCCGAAAGAAAACGCCAAGCTGGCGCAGTTCCGGGAAGAGTACGGGGATGACTTCATCAGCAACCTGCGGGAGCTCTTCACCGAAGAATTCACCCCGTTGATCGAAAAGTCCATCAACCCCGTTCAGGAGACGCTGAACACGGTCAGGCAGAGCCAGGCCGCGTCAGCCGAGGATCAGTTCGCAAGCAGCCTGGACAGCTCAATCGAAGGCAACTGGCGCGACGCCTGGGAAGGCAAGGACGAGGGCTTCATCGCATTCCTCGACCAGCCTGACCCGAGCGGCCTGTACACCAACGGTCAGCTGTTCCGCCTGTTTTATGAGAATCTGAACGACGAGAAGATGGCGACCCTCTTTAACCTCTACTACCAGTCGTCCGCGCCGCCGGCCGATCCCCCGGCTGCCCCAACGGCCGTGGTCAAGCCGCCCGTCGAGGACAAGAACAAACAGGCGCTCATCGCCCCTTCCCGCGCTACGCAGCAAAGTGTCCCCACCTCCGGTCCAGAACCGATTATCTGGACAAAAGCGACACAGCAGCAGTTCGAAAGGGATGATCGCGCCGGCAAATATTCGCAGGAAGAATCGTTGAAACTCTGGAACGATCTGATGCTGGCCCCCGGACAGGGGCGCTACAAATAACCTTTAATCTCAAGGAGATTTTCCCATGGCCGTTTTTCCCGTCGCCTCTGGCGCGCCCGATCATAGTACCGGCTCTTCCAGCCAGTACATCCCCGCGGTCTATTCCGCCCTGCTGGTCAAGAAGTTCTACCCGCAGACGGTCTTCACCAAGATCGCCAACACCGACTACGAAGGAGACATCAAGGAGCAGGGAGA